AAAGGTTGTGAAATAAATGATGTAGTCTTGGCAGCACGATAACGAGTATCAAATCTACCAAAAGCGTCTCTAAAGGTCTGTGCTGTGTCACCTGATGAAGCGCTAGTACCGGCAGAACCTGAAACAATTGCAACTGTTCCTTTACTAGCGTTGTAAGTCACGCGTGCTAACTCGTCTTCAACAGAAAAATCAGCGTAAAAAAGATGCTGATCATCTTGAAACCTGTCTGGATTTTTATTTAAAAATTTTCCAATATAGTGATCACTAGTTGGATTTAATGAAGCTGTGTATATTCTAACACCTATTTTGCTTTCATCATTACCAAAAGTAGATCCAATTGCACTAGAAAGTACTAATTTAAAAGTTCCGTCTTCGCTGCTACCTGTATACCCAGATATCTTAGCTAGATCATCAGCAGTATTTGTAACACTGTATGACTGATCATGATCTAAGAGTTGGATTCTTGATCCAGTTGCAGTTAATATCATGCCTCTAACTAAACGAACAGAGGTGGATGTATCAAATGAATCGCTATCTGTAAATAAAGGATACCCTGCAGATTCATATTCATTGACATCATGTGATGCAACAATAAACTGGACAGCACCTTCATGACGACCAACTGCACCATTTGCTGTTGATTCTGTACCTTTAATTCTAAATCCGGCGTTTTTAACTGTACCTTGACTTAAAGTTGTTTGGATNTCACCAGTACTATTTGCAGCACCAGCACCAAGAACCCTGATGTATGTAACAGCAGTTCTATTTTTTAACCATTCACGGACCGCAAAAGGCCCAAAACGGTCTTGACTTAATGTTCCAAATTTTCTCTCGAAATCAATAAAGGACCCTAAAGTGACAGGAACGAAAGCCGGCCCGTGGGCAGCAGTCCCAATAACTCCTGCAGGCACACCTTCAATTTCTACTGTTCTCTGAGTTAAATCAATTTCTCTTTCGAAAAAACCCGGAGATCTAAATGTTTGCTCTGCCATTAATCTCTCCTAAAATTACTAATATAAGTATTCATTTGTGTTTGTAATATCCTATTTTAATTACTCGTATTGTCTGTCAATTTCTTTAATTATGCGAGAAGAAACAACAGACTCACCTGTTCTACTATTCGCGCTTTTAATTCTTAAAAGTTCTAAGTCATCGTTTTTAGTAAAAGGATTGTTGACAAAATCCTCAATAACTTCATTACTCTCGCCACTTCTTAATTTTGTTTCTTCAATGTTCGATATGTCAGATAATACATGTTTTTCTAAATCTTCCTTTGCTGTTTCAGGTCGATTATCTATTACTACGTTTGAGTTGCTTGATAAATAAGAAAAATCTATAACTGGTGCGCTGTAATATGATCTTATTTGCGGCGACAAACCCGGAACTTTTGAATTTATTAAATAACCGGGAACAGTTAACGTAAAATTGTACTTAATTATTCTTTCGTCATCTGTCATATTATCAAAATTATTTTCAAAACTTATAGAGTCACTAATAAATGCGACCAATTCAAAACCTTCTTTTGTTTTAATTGCAAACTCTCCGCCCGGAACATCGATCTTATTAAGTAAATACTCAATCATTTGATTACCTTGCTGCATATATTGACACCAAAAAGTAACATTATATGACATTGTGACAAAATACGGATATGCTGTTTGAATTAATTCGTATATATTTGTATTGATGTTGCTTTTTAAATTAACTTGTGCATTTTTAGAAAAACTTAAATTGCTCTTGTCACGCCTAGAGCCGGTTTTTCCAGTTTTTGCTATTAAAGAGTTAGCACTATCAACAAAGTTGTTGTTTGTGGCCACGTTATCTTGATTTTTTAAACCTTGCTTATTTAAAATGTTTTGGAAGTCAGCATCATTACTAGCTAGCCGCTTCTTAACTGTATAATTGGGTTGAGCGCGAAAAGATATTGCGGTTCCTTTACCACTCTGTCCCGGGCTAATATCTAAGTTTTCCCGTACAATTGAGATTAATGGCAGAATATTTGTATTGTTTCTGTCTCTGACAGGTTTTTTTCTCCTAGTCAGTGCAAATCTTTCCCCTGTGGCAAATATTACTGGTACAGTCTGTGACTCGCCCTTATTGGTTACTTCAAATTTTAATTCTTGATCAAAAAGATCAAAAACAGCTCTATCTATGTTTTCAATACCAATTGACGGGAAATCAAAGTCTTCCGGTACTTTATCTCCATCAAAATTTTTAATTTTAATGCGATTAGGTTCTATTGTTTTTTTAGTCATGATTACTTATCGCTATAAAAAGATGAACCGGCTGATGTATCGTCACCTTTTGGAGAAATTTCTTTTGGCCCGGTTATTGGTGCTTCAAGCACACCATTTTTTTGCAAATCACGCACATCACCTGTCGGCCCTAATTTATTTTCTTTAAATCCTCGCTGCTGAACAAAAGTTTCTTGAATAGCATTATCATCCAAATATTCCTCAGAGGTAGGACCAAATACCTTTGAAAGAAACTGATCTTTTCTTGACTGTCGGCCTGAGATTGTTACAAATCTTTTATGTTCAATTTGTCCAAAGATTGTATTTGTTAGCGGTGATTTAATTACTTCAAAAAATGTGTTACCGTATGAGAAAAAGTCACCTTCTAGAATATCTATACCCTTGTCAAGTAAATCACGTGACTGTACGTAAGCCTCAATAGTGTAATACTCCTCAGATCCAAACCTATTTGTTCTAATTTCTTGTTCATTGTATTTTACCAGACAGTCCAATTCAATAGGCGACTCAAAAACCTTATCCGGGCTTTCTTCGTATACATCATGGACTTTAGATTTGATTGCTGATATTTGAAATAAATATATTTTTTGACCAATTACGTCTTTAATAACTTCTTTTGCAATGTCATTAATGAAATTCATTTCTCTAGGTGTAATAAAAAGTCTAGCCATGTGTTTGTCCTTCTTTAATTAAAATATTGTAATTGCTCTACCGTTTGGAACCGGCACGTATTTAAGTTGTTTTTGTATTTGTTCTGCTCTTGCTGATTGGATCTCCATTAATTTATCATAAGTCATTGATTCTAACAATTCTCTTAGTTTTTCTTTCAAAGCATCTCTGTCAGTCCTACCATTACTAATTAAATCACTACTATTCAGAGTGACGTCAGCATTAGGCACAGGGATACTTCCAAACTTACCCCTAATATAACCTAGTTGCTCCATAGAAGTTGCTAGAGTGTAACTTCTGATCCACTGGCGACCTATACTGTTAATGCGGTTATACTGAACATTACCAAAAGGCAAGCTGTTCATATTTGACACGCCATGGATTGTATCATCGCGATAAGAGGGCTGTGTTGGGTCTGGATATTGTCTAATTCTAAGAAATAGTTTTGATGCAAATGTTGGTATCGGAAATATTCTAAAGTTTGTTCCCGTGATNTTATATGAAACATTTGAGCGCCTTACACGATTAGANAGATCTAGTTGTCCTCCACGAAGCAAGTCTTCGTAAACAGGTANAATATAAAAAACCGATTCAGGTGTAAATGATTCAAAACTAAATTCATTATTTAAATAATTGATTGCAGATGTTGTATCGAAAAACCTGTATGCTGCAGAAGAATTGTAATGATAAACCTCATCAATTTTAAGTTTACCTTTAGTATTGTTAAAAAGTCCGCCATCAGCACCAGAAAGCTCTGTGTATATATCGTAATCTTGACGACCTATTTCAAGTTGTATCGAACCGGTTAACGAGTCATACGACCCACCAATTCCAGCTTCCATAGCATAGGGTTCAGCAGCACGATTTAAGAACTCTAAATTCTCTCTAATATACTTTTCTTCACTTCCGCTCATAATACTTCCTGTGGCAAAGCCTAAGAAGTTTACAAGTTGAGATTTTGCTTGATATTGATTAAGAATGGAACTGTACTCTAAGGTTGCTTCTTCAAAGTTACCCCAGATTTGTTTTTTAGTAAGTTCAACTGACAATACATCATCACCTAATTTTCTTTTTACAAAAGTAATCATACTGTCAGCGTCAGTTTTAAAATTGTCTTCCGCATCATATATCCCGAAGGGAGTTGGGAATGTTGTATTTGCAAATATGGCCACGCTGTTACCTCACTGTTTATTTATATATAGGCTAACTCAACTACAACTTTACTGACCATTTACATATATCTTCTTGAAACTAGTTTTTTCTAGAATATTTTTTTAAACTACTTTCCTTGACCTATCGCCACAAAGTAATTAACATAATAGTCTGTTAAATTTTCCATAACGTCTGTAACTGTCTTAAAAACAAATTCCATTTGAACGTCATTTTCTTCATTTTCATTTTCAATGTAAAAGGTGTCTAATTTATCACCATGTAATATTTCTATGAAACTTGAAACAGTTGTGTAAACTCTATCATAAAGCGCACCGTTATTAAGTCCGTCTAACATCTCAACAATCATTTCTCTAACAATTTGCTGAAAGTCTAGCCCGGGCAATGATTCACATAACTCATATGTCTGAATGATAAAACGCCTGTCAAAACTTTTTAACTGCATTTTAATTTTATCAGCGCCAGACTGCATCACGGCGCCAGAGTTGTTATTAATAGATTCACGAATAACTCGTCTTAATTTGTTTTTATTTATTTTCATTTTTTGTATCTCCGCTGATCGATTGAACTGTTTAAATCATGACCTGCTACGCCATGTGACGCATGCATTTCGTCTAGATCGTCACTATCTTTAACTTTCTCTAACAACATAGCTGG